GAAACAAACTCGGTCATCATGCGCTGAAAGGCCGCTTTACGTTCCGGATTATCGATAACCGCCGCCACGGCGATTGAGCCGATGACAGTCGCGCCGTCCATCGTATTCATTGCGGCAAGATAAGCGTTCCACATACCGCCCTCTCGCCGCATCGCGAGGCGGCAAACCTCTTTAGGCTTTTTCATCCCGTCACCACCGATCCGATCAAGTACCCGAGTTGCATCGCCGCGCTGCAGGCGAGCGTCAGCGGCAAGTTGCGGATCATGTCGGCTATGGTGACGCAGGCGAGGTCCCATGGCGTTCTACGTTCGCAGCGCTGCTCCAACGCCACATTCTTGCACTGCACAATCGTCTTCGCCCTGATGGCGTCGCGTTCGACCTTCACGGCAGCGATGATCTCGTCCTGCGCGGCAAGGGCGGCGATAAGCTCGTTTGTGCGGATCGCGGCATCGCGCTTCGCGATCCGCATCATTTCCAGCGAAATCCGCGCCTTCTCTAGCGCGTCATGCAGATCCTCACGCAGATTGGCCATAACCTCATGTTCGCTAGGCACTTTGCTTGTCCTCCTGTTTATTCTCTCTGCGCCTTTTTTCGTTCCAGCCTATAATAAAGCCAATTTCATAAGACGCGTTGAAATTCTCAACAACGGTGCCGAAATAGCTGCTTGTCCAACCGTCACGGAAGCCCTGCCCATAGGCTAGACTGCTGTCATTCCATTTCATTTACGAACTTCCGGATCCCGCAGCGATATGAGGAAATCAAGTTCCTTCTGTGCCAACTCTTTAAACTCAGCAGTGTGAGCAAGACCGTCGTTTTCATTGGCAGCATTCCAATCTTCATAAGGAGTTCCGTGACACCTGCTCCTTCCCGTAAAAGTGCTGACCGGACATCCTTTGCATTCATTACTAATGAACAGCCAGCACAGCGGACAGTTATCCGAACCTTCATCAACCCCTGTACCGGCAACAATATCCTGCCATTTCCTGATCGACCCTTCCAGCGCTTCTTTGGTCCTGTCATCCATGATACTTCCTCTCCTCTAATCTAGCCAGACCGGCTTTTGGCCGCTTTTTTCCTGCTTTTCTTTTTCGTATTCTTCCAGCTCGTGCCGCGCTGCTTTTTCGTTGAGCCGAAGTTTCATCATTGTAATATATTTCGGATTCATTTCAATTAGGATAGAGCTTCGATTCAACCATTTACTGACCAACCCAGTAGTGCCGGCGCCGCCGAACGGGTCAAGCACGGTGCACGGGACGACAGCGGCGTCGCAGGTGCAGGTCGGACGCCAGCCTGTCGTGACCGTCGAATTGACTGGACCAAGTTTGATATTCTTGCCGTGCTGAATGCCGGCCCATTTGCCGTTGGCGTTGACCTCTTCGGCCGTCTTGCCAGCCGCACCGGAACCGCTTTGAAATGTGGTGATCTTGCTCGTCATCCGCTCCCACGGCGCGCCGCACTTGGCGCAGCAGCCGCGCGCGCTGGTGCCGGCCTTGATGCACGGCTCGATCAGCGCGGGCGGAAAGGTGGCGAAATGCGCCTCGGGAAACGGCGCGGTGGCGATCTCCCACACGCTGCGCTTGTTGCGTCCGGCTTCCCCGGCTGGGTGTGGGTTTTGCATGGCCACGCTCTTGAAATCTCTTCGTCCGGCACCCTCGCTATAGGTATGATTTTTGTCGATTCGGCCGCCGCCATGGCTTGTCACACTGCCCGACTCCTTGATCGCTTCGGCATCGTAAAAATACCGCGCCGACTTCGTGAGCAAGAACAGAAACTCGTGCGACTTGGTGCAGCGGTCGGTGCAACTTTCGGGCATCGGATTTTTTTTTGACCAGATGATGGTTTGCCGACAAATCCACCCGTCCTCCATGAGCGCCCGTTTGACTAGATCGGGAATGCCAAGCTCTTGTTTCGCCCGATTGGCATTCGCTTGTCGTTGCGCTTTGTCCAATTCTCTCCCATATGGCGTAAGACCGTTATTGGAGGCGAATAAATGGGCTACTCCGAGGAAACTAATCTGACATCCGCAATGCAACGCGAGCGTGAGTTGCTCGTGGCCGGCTTCTCGTATGCGGAAATTGTCGCGGCGACGGGCGAGAAACTTGGAACCATCAAGGAGCGCAATCGGCTGATCTACGGCATCGATCTGCGCAGCGCCTTCCGGGCCAGAATTGAGCGTGATGGCATCCCAAACAGGTACGTCGCCGGGGACGCTTTCGGCTATTGGTTCTCCGGCTATTTTGATGGCGAAGGCTGCCTTACCGTTTTTTATCGTGAACGCTGCGGCCTTTCTGAGCGCCGCGTCGGCGTGCAAATCTCCTGCCGTGACGATGATGCCGACGTTCTCCGGCAAATCCATCACTCTCTTGGTGTTGGCGTCTTGTGGAAATCTCCTGCGAAGGCAGGCAACACTCGTGAGGCACAAAATTGGAGGGTCGAAAAAGCCTCCGATCTCGCACAGGTGATCTTGCCCGTTTTTGATGCTTATCCGCTGCGAAGCAAAAAGCGGCTCGAATACGTCATTTGGCGCGGCCTTGTCGTAAAGCAGTACGTTAATACGCTCGGAGGAACGTCCACGCGGGTCGGCGCCACCATAGAAGAGAATGTGGCCTTTCAGCGATGCCGCGAGAAAATCAGACGCATTCGACACCCCGGTAGAATATGAGTCACCGAGATTTAAGAAACATACTCCATCTTTCCGCAGCACGCGCCGCACCGCGCGGAACACCTCGACCACGTGCTGCACGAAAAGATCGAGCGTCGGCTCCAGCCCGAGTGCGCCCTTGTATGCGCCGCAGCGCTGGCAGAATGAGCTTGTGCTTATTCGTCCTTCGATTTCCGAGGCTTCTCGCTGCTTGATCTTGCCGCCATCGACGGTCAAATCTCCGCCGCCCGCGTTCGGACGCGCAGTTATCTCGTCTCGCCAAATATGCGCACACGCCGGATCACCGCACCAGATCGTCGGCGGAATGCCGTAGTCGCGGAGGCCCCAGTACGGAGGCGATGTCACGCAGCAATGCACCGACTCCTCCGCCATGCCGGCGAGCACGTCCCTGCAATCACCTTGGATGATCTTGACCAATGTAACGTCTTTCCTCGACTTGAAAATACTTGCCGACCTGCCGCACCTTGATTTGTGTCGGCGCAATCAGCTCGTTCCTGCGCCGCAGCGCCTCATCGACATTCCGAGGCGCGCTGCCGCCGCCTGCTTTTTGCCACCAATGCTCGGCTTTGCTGCGCGCATAGCCGGAATGCTCCAGGCAGATCCATTCTTTGTGTACAAGCAGACTGCCGCATTCATATTCTACCCGCAGGCTTGGCGACGAGCCTGTCTTGATGTGCTTGAAGCACGTCATTTTTCGTACATTTAACCATACTGCCTGCGAAAGAATATGACGCTCGCTGTCAGCTGCGGCTTCGTGCGTTGAAAGCGCGCATGGAAATACATAACCGCAATCCGGACATTCCTTGCTGGAAAGCGGAATGATCGATGCACATTGCGGGCACTCCTTAACCAATGGCGCATTGTCGCCTCGTTCCTTGCCGGCAGTAGACGCGGTTATGGTATCGACCGGACCATGGCGTGCGGTATTTCTGGCGAAGTCTAGAATAAGGCAATTACTCTTCCCAATCGCCTTGCGAAAGCCGCGTCCGCATTGCTGGAGAAACAAACCAGCAGAAGCCGTAGGCCGCAGCAAAGCAATTAGATCAACCTGCGGCACGTTCAAGCCAGTCCCCAGGGTATTGACGCTTACCAGACATTTGATCCTGCTGTTGCGGAAGTCCAGAATCAGTTGATCCCGCTCGGCCTTGGAAGTCTCGCCAAAGACGCAGGAAGCCTGCACGCCCAGCGCGCACAATTCCTCGCAAACGTGCCGAGCATGGCTGATGCCTGCGCAGAAGACCAGCCAGGAGCGCCGGCCTTCGCCATATTGCACGATCTCTTTGGCAGCGGCGCGTGTAATAGGATCTTTATCAACCGCTGCTTCCAGCTCGCCGGGAATGAATTCACCGCCGCGCTTGCGCACGCCTGCAACATTGAGCGCCGTGATCGTAGCCTTGCTTATCAAGGGGCAGAGATAATCCTGGTCGATAAGGCGCTTTACATTGATCTCATAGACAATCTTATCAAAGATGCGATCCTTGCCTTGATCCAGCCTGCCGGAATCGAGTCGCCATGGCGACGCAGTAAGCCCGACGATGCGCAGATCCGGCATACGCTGGCGCGCGGCAGCAAAGAATTTTCCGTACATTGTCTGAAAGTTTTTACTGATGAGATGCGCCTCATCAACTATTATCAAATCAAAGCTTCCTAATTGCTCCAGCTTGTCAAAAACCGATTGGATACCGCAAAACAATATGCGCTGATCTGTATCGCGGCACCCAAGACCTGCCGAATAAATGCCAGCCGGCGCTTCGGACCACAGGGTCTTGAGTTCGCTGTAATTCTGTGCGATCAGCTCCTTGATATGCGCGACTATGCCAATACGCAGCTTGGGATAGAGCTTTAACAGCTCCTGGCACAAGGCGGCCATAACCAGCGATTTGCCGCTGGCGGTAGGCAATACGATAAGACCGTTGCAGCCCTGATGTTCCCAGTATTGATAGAGCGCATCAAGGGCAGCGCGCTGGTATGGTCTGAGGGTAAGCATGCCCTTATCACGGCACGTCGTGCCGCGCCTTTTCAGCAGCTGTGAGGACAGCACGAACAATTATTTCAATTAACTCCTCACTTAATTGCTGCCTCAAAGTCATTGGATACAACTCCATGACCCCTCTATTTGAAGCGGGTATTTCACTAACTGCTTTAACCGCCGCTTCAATCTCTTGCTTGATCGGCATTACCTTGTCTCCTCTTTGTTAATCTCCATCCACCCACACCGATCCATACTGAATCAGTAATCCCAAAAGCGCATCAAGGGCGGCGCGCTGGTATGGTCTGAGGGTAAGCATCATCAATCCATGAATGCGCTTATGAACTCGGCCGCAACTTGCGGCACGATCGAATTGCCGTAGGCGCGCAGGCGTCCCACTCGGCCGGGAATCCCATGGCTTAACGGAAACCCGTTGAACGAGGCGAGTGTGCGAGCTTGTGGCAAGAAGGACAAAGCGTCTGCAAGTTTTCCGGCGAATTGTTCCGATAATCGCCATCCAAGTGGTGAACGTGCAGCCATCGGTGCAGTTTGCCGCATTTCTCGCAGCTCGGCTTTGCCATCTTGCTCGCCTCTCGATGCTTGGCCGTAGAAGAATCGCCCCAGTTGCCCCGAGTGTTCGCACACGCAAGCGAGCAAAATTGCCGCCTCCGAAACGCCGATGCATCTTCCAAGCGATTGCCAAATCTCTGGCGCTCTATGACCGCTCCGCAACGCAGACAAGATTTGGTCTGTAAGTCCAACGCTTTGCGCGGCATTTATGATTTCCTTGGCAATCGATGGATTGGAGCGCATAAGTCCCATTGCGCCGGATAACCCATCAGCCATCGACTGTGTGCCGGATTCAACCGGCCGCGCTTTTCCGTCGACGCAGGGGAGCCAGTCGCAATTGGACCAATAGGTTCCTCGTGACTGCCGTGAGCGTCTGGGAAACCCCTCTTGTTCGCGCGCGGCGTGCTCCAGCTCGCCAGCGTCGCGTAGTCGTCCAGGTTCCGCCGTCTGCCGCCCGTCCGTTCGGGTTGGCCGCTGCGGCTGTGCGCTCCGTCGCGCGATTGCGGCGTCGTCCAGCTCACCATGTTCACCGTCTTCCGGCTGCTGTCGGTGTTCCCAGCTTCGTTGTAGCCCTTCTGCGCTGGCGTGCCGGCCATCGGTGTCGGCCAGCTCGCGAGCGCAGCCGCTCCTGGTAACCTGTTCGTTCCCTGCGCCGAGCCTCCTTTCGGTCCATCCTGTTGGCACGGCGTCGGCCACGAACCACAATCGCTGTCGGATATGCGGCGCCCCGACGCCCGCAGCGCACAGATCTGCGGCCCCGACAGCATATTCCAGTGCTTCCAGATCAAATCGAACAGCAGCGAGCCATTCACGCCCATCTTTGCTCGCAACCTGCTCTCCAAAAAGTACTGTAGGCTGGCACTCGGCGATGAGTCGGTAAAAAGCGGGCCAGAGATGTCGTTCGTCGGCATGACCTTTGTGCTGTCCGGCGCTCGAAAGCGGCTGACAGGGACAGCTTCCTGTCCATACTGGTCTATTATCGTTCCATTCTGCGAGTCGCAACGCATAGGACCAACCGCCGATACCGGCAAAGAAATGACACTGGGTATATTCTCGTAAATCATCAGGTTGTACGTCGGCAATGCTGCGCTCGTCAATGTCTCCTGGCGCAATGCATCCGGCAGAAATAAGATTTCGCAGCCAAGCGATACAGTAGGGATCGATTTCATTGTAGTAAGCCCTCATTTATCCACCCACACCGATCCATCATGCAGCTTATAGCTTACCGTTCGATGTTCTTCATCGGCATCGATCTGTTCTCCGGGAACTAGGCTTGGCAAGAAAAGATGCTTCTCGCATCCGCGTTGCTGCTCATCATAGCTAAGCTCCTTGTCCCACAGCGCGCAGCGTACCACTGCTCCCGGCAGAAAGCGCGCCTCGATGCATGTGCGGCAATTGACTCGTGCCCATGCGCCTTCGTGGCAAACTCCTCGTGCAGAACACCAGTTGCATTGATGAATACAGCTTTCCCATAGCTTGGGAGGAGCCTGATCGGCCTTTACTACCCACTCAATTCGCTTTTCCAGCTGCTCGGCAGCTGTTTTATCATATTCGATGCGCTCGCTGTAAAGCGCATCATCGTTTTTATTGACTGCCAGATAAAGGCACCGCTGCAGCCCCGTCGCTTTCATATACAACTGACATTGTGTCCAATGATCAGGCTTCGACTGTCTTAGCCCTTTCTTTTTCAAGTCATCGAAAGATTTCTGGTTATGCGATTTGCATTCGACAACATGTTCGGTAAGCGAAGCCTCCGGCAAGCCGATAACCTTGCCATCGAGCTTGCCGCGCAGCCAGCCATCGGCTAGCGCTGCTCTGAACTGGGTGCCTGTAGCGGGATCCAGGCGCTCTACCTTGATTCCTGCTGCTTCGAGATCGTTCAACAGGCGCTCTTCTTCGAGCAAGCCGGTCTCGAAACGTCGCTGGCGCTGACCGTTCGGAGATTCAGAAGAACATGTCCAACGAAAGGCATACCAAATCGCTCTTGCACATTCATTACCAGCTTGTGACATCGGCACGCCAAGGCTGTCACCGCTTCGACTGCGAGCTTCATAGGCTTTCCATATAGCCTCTATGGTATGTCGTATTGGTTCAGGAAGAGTAGTCATTAGGAATTACTCCCAAACACATTTGGTTGATTTTGCACCTGGATTTCTGTTTACACGCACACGCTCTGTGCGGTCCGCATGCATCATTTCCATGCGACGCCGGATATCATCCTGATATTCGACTTCCTTTTCGATCAGCACGGCGCGAAAGCCTTCATGGAACGCCGCTTCTCCGGTCGTGCCGGAGCCAGCAAAACAATCGAGTATCATACCATTGGGAGGTGTGACTAGACGACAAAGCCATCTCATGAGGTCAACAGGTTTGCAAGTCGGATGACCATGCCGCTTTTCGTCTTCCGTATAACGATAAATTCTGTCGCCTGCGTCAGCTTTCGACGTGTAGAAGAACCGCGCGGCCGAGCCGGAGTCGCCTCCGTTACTAGTTCCTAGAAACTGATCATGTTTAGTTGATGACATGAACATTGATGGTTTTTTCCCGTGTTTATCACCACCACCGCTCACGCTCTCCGGGAACGCCGCGAGCACCTCGGGCGAGCCGTCGTGGACGACGTTCGCTGGCCAGCGACCGAGTGGTGAGCCGTGTAGTCCAGGCGTCGGCTTCCATCCATCATCGTTGATAAGACCAAAATCGTTTCCAGTGCCCCACCGAAGTGTCGCCTCGCAGCCAACTCTGCACCCGCCGATATTGAGTGCGCCGGTACCCCACTTCAAAACGTTTTCGGTCCCGTTGAGCCCGGCTTCGAACGGTTTCTGCCCGACATAGATCGGCTCAATCGCCGGCTTGAGCGATTGCGTACCGTAGAACCAGCCGTCCCATTGGCGTGCGGCGTCGGTCGCTGGTCGATCATAACGAGGACGGCTTTTACTCGATCCTGTATCCAAGTCATCACCATAACCATTGCGGGTAACGATGCCTTCACGCGTGAGTTTGCGCTCCGCTCCCGCCATGCGGTCGATGTGCTTTGATACGCTGTGCGCCTTCGGAAAACCCTGTCCTGTTATCCATCCGATCAACGGATGCGTGATAAATCCCGCGTCCTCGATTGCGCACCCTAGTCGATGAAATGTCCTGCTGCCGCCGAACGCCACGATGTAGGCGCCGGGCTTCAGCACGCGATAGACCGCGGCCCAGGTCTCGACGCGGAAGGCGATGTCGCCGCCATCCCACTGTTTTCCCATAAAGCCACGCGACATGCGAGCGAACGCAGCCCCAGTGCCGCCATTCTCTTCTTTGAAGCCGCCGCCATATGGACGAGTCTTGACTTGCGGTGCTGCCGCATCGTCCGCACCGAACCGCTTGACAATCGACGTGAGGTGATAGGGCGGATCGCAAATGCAGGCATCGATAGAATTCTCGGCGAGCTGCGGCATCACGTCGAGGCAATCGCCGCAATGCAGCACAACACGTTTATCATGAAACGATTCGCTCATTTTATTTTACTCGTATACTCAGCACCGGCTCGGCATTGCTTAGCGCAGCTCCAGCCACATGACTCTTTGTCAATGCATCCTTGATCTTGACCTTATCCGGTTCGCGCTTGAAGCGGCAAAGCTCATCAGGCACAGCCTCTTCATCTGTGATGATTATCTTGGGTGTTCCAGCACGAACCGAAAGCGTGGCCAGCGCCAGCTCGGCCTTTTTCAATCCTGCGTTTTGCAGCAAATTAAAAAGCAGCTTGCGCAAGGCTTCATCACGACGTTCGAAACGATCTTTGCGCTCTTTCAGCATGGCAGCGCGATATTCAAGTGCTTCAATAAAAGCCAGAGTTTCCTGGCGTTTCTCCTCGATTTGGCTCAGCAGCAGAAACAGATCGGTGCTGCCTTCGAGCATGTCGGCACGAAGAATATCGTCTTCCATCAATTCAGGGAAATCAGCCAACAGTGCGCTTACTTGTAACTGAGTGTGAAGCAGATTGAATTGAGGCATCGTATTTCTCCCCTTATAATCACAGCCCTTCTTTTGTGACCGGTGCTCGGGAAGCTAGCATTTCCGAGCTATCGGGTCCGGTCAACCGACAGACCTTGGCTTCAGCAGCGCAGAGCCTTCAGTCTAGATAGAGCTTCGGCGACGGAAGCGGCCGAGGCCCAGTAGAGCCATACAGCCGGCTACAAGGCCTGGGAGTCCTGCGCCGACGATAGGCCCAGGAACCGGTTCCAGAGGCAGGCTAATTTGAAGAACAGCCGGCCCCTCACAGCACTCCGCATACACCAGATTGAACGGCAGATTGCCGCTCGGCCCGGTGTAGGTCTCCGTAGTAATAGTCGGAGTCGTTGGACCAGGGGCATTGATCACAGTCAACCCGCCGATGATCAGCGTAAGACCGTCATCATGCGTGACTGTGAAAGTCTCCCCGTTTGTGACTGTAACATCGCCCATGAAGTCAAACAGATGCCCAGTGACGTTATTGTCCATCCGACTGGAAAGAGTCCCAGCCGTATTCTCGACGATACCGGTGGCACCGCCGCTGGCCAGCCACGCTGCAACGGTAGCGTTGGTTGCGTTGAAGTCCAAACCGGAGCCATTGACATTAAACGTCACGTCTGGCGTCGTTACCGGAACGTTGCCGGGAGTGGCATCTTGGGCCACACTCTCTGGAACAGCCCAGAGCGATCCAGAGATATCGTTAGCCTGAGCCAGACCAGCTGACACAAGCAGTACCGCACCGGTAAGCAGCAAACTCTTCATTTTGAAAGTACCTTTCCTCTTGAGATGTTTTGAGAGATTCATTGATTCAATGTCTTCTGCCTCACCTCCCTTCTGTGGTCATCCATCGGATCGTTATTCCCACCCCGTCCTTTGTTCTAAAGTTTATGTTTCTCGACAACTTTCGCCAGTTTGCTCTGCACACGCTGGTCGAGCTTATCGCCTTCGATGTCAAAGCATTTGGCTATTAGCTCCAGGTATATCCTGATGTCAGCGATCTCATCCTTTATCTCTTCAGAAAGGTCGACTCCGTCACGCCAGCGCTTTTTGATCATGTTGGCAAGCTCGCCGGCTTCGCCGCATAGGGCAAGCGCGAGAAAGCGTTCATCTGTCGATGAATATGCCGGAAATAGATGACCTGTCATTTTCTTGTGCAATTCAAAGAGATTCATTGTTAACCTCTAGCATTGTTACGAAAGCATTGAGTAATTGCAGACCAGGCGAACGGCGGTCTGCCAGCGCCGAAGGAGAGATCCATCGCCCTTGGCGTTCTTTTAGAACGGTATTTCATCGTCCTCTTTTTTGCGCGCCCAGGGCTTGGCCGGCGCAGCTTTTGCTGCCTGCGGCTTTGCTTTTGCAGGCGAAATAGGAGCGGCTTTTTGCGTCAGAGTCGCAGGATCGCGAGCCTCGGTATAACGAATACGATTCTGCGGACCGTATCGACCGTTTTTATCTTCTTCAATACGAACCTTGGCAGTAAACGGCTTGAAGTGCAGCTGTTCCGAATCGCTCAGATCCAGAATTCCCAAGGAAAGACACAGATCAGCAAGTGCACGCTGTGCTATGCGCTGGGCGTCGGGGTTCTGATTTCTGATGTTGAGCCGATCAGTTATTTTATGCCCGGCATGAATGCCATCTATTACTTCTACGATTAACACCAGCATATCACCAGAGCCGCTTTTGGTAGGTTCAATGCTAGATTCAACAACCTGTAGCTTATAAATACCGGCTGGAATTGTTGGATAGGCATTTTCCGGCACATCGGCGGGCGAAAACCCCTGTTCAATTTTTGCCATGTTTCTCATCTCCTGTGTGTTTCGAGCATAACCCTTCAGACGGCGGTTTAGTGGACAGCGTTTCGAACACTCCACATCCGCCCTCGTCATACGGTGTCACGCACCAGCGACGAGCGCCAACTGTGATCCATTGATGCTGGCAGGACATCCTATGCTGCTGCTTTTAATTTATCCTGAAAATCCTGGTTCATCCCAGCATGCAAACACATGAAGCCTTCCTGTTCCTATGTTGACTGCAGCGAATGGATCAGGAAACTTGATCAAGTCACTTACATAAAATTTTGATTCTGGGTAGGTTTCTGAGATTAAAGCTGCTGTTTTGAGAACTCTTAATGGAACGAGTTTGTCATATTCTACAGAGATGTTATCGACTACCTTTAGCCTATCGCCATAGGGTGGACGATATTGAATATACGCATAAGACTTCTTTAAAGGCACCCAAGATATGTGCACATCGCTCTTTACGTAACTTCCTAGGTACTTTATAACATGAGCATAATCATACAACGGAATTTCCCGATCAAATAAGAAGTGCTTGAATTTAAAATCCTGTAGAGCAATCGGATTATAATCCAGCTTAGAACAGACTTCTTCGTACTCAAAAAGAGATTCGAATCTTGCTGGCTGCACGTCAGACGGCAGCGGTTTATTTGCTACCACCTTATCATCTTCCCCTCGTATTACTTGTTTGAGCGGCGTCTTCTTAGTCAAAAGTCCGAGCATTTCCGTACTCCTCTATGCTGTTACCGTATTCTACTGCCGTGCTGGCTTACCTTTTCATTTTGAACTAAAGTTAGCTACTGTTCTCTCAAGATCATTTTCAACTTGACGACGTATTACTTTCCCTACACCTTTGTTATTTATTTTCTTTGCTGTTTCTTCATCAGGCGAGCTGCCGGGAAAGTACGGCCTCATCGTCTCGTAGCCGTGACCTTTTTCATATTGAGTTTTATCCGGCAAGCCGAACCGGTTCTTTGCCACATATGCCGGCCGAGGCGTTGCATGGATGAACCTATTGCCGCCGCCTGCTGCACGAAGGCGTGTTCCCGGACCGGCCTTGGCTTTCGGATCGTTCTGCAGCAAGGAGACATCCTGGTTTAAGAACAGTACGGCGTCCATTTCGTCTTGCACGATTCCAATGGCGCGCTTGTGCAGGCGAATATCATAGCGGCTGTAGCTTGCCGTCAGCGGATCGTTAACTGTCTCGATAGAAGAATGCGCAATAAGCACTACGCCCATATTCTTATCACGGCGCAGGGCGTTCAAGCCTTCCAGAAGCTCCCGCCATGTCTGATCGGCCATGACATAGCCTTTCCCATAACCCGGTTGTTCGATTGAGGACCATTGATTATCGGCACAAACTTTTGCCCACAGCAGAGGTTCGAGCTTATCCAGCGAATCCAGCACCACCGTAAATCTGGCATGCTCCTCGGTATAGAGCGCGGCAATCGCCTCCATGACCTGATCATACGATGTGAGATGGCCGAAGGATTGCAACTCTAGATCGCTGGGAGTACCGTCCTCGATCTGAAGAAAAACCGGCAATGGAAACTCAGATGCCAGCGAGGTTTTCCCGATTCCGGGAGGGCCGAATATGAGCACGCGCGGCGGCAGCGTTGCTCGTACGCTATGCAAGTCTTTTAGTGAGATGGCCATTTTCTCTCTCCTTTGCTTTTGGGAAGCGCAAGCGCCTTCATAATATCATTTGCTGCAGCAAGTGCTTCTCTTAGTGTAGCATTCGAGCGTCTCAAAAGTTCAATTTCTTGAGCTTGCTCAACACATTTGGTACACAGGAACCTTGAAGCAAGGTGTTCAGTGCCGGCCATTTTCTCTCCTTTGCTTTTGAGAAGCACAAACCTTTTACTTTATTTCTTTTTCCTTGTCAAGATAGCTTGTATATAGGTCCATGTTTCCAGCCATTCCGAACGCGACACACTGGCTGGCCGCATAACCGTAGAGCCTTCAATCTTGACTTGATCCATGTCTATGATGATGTCCAGGGTCATTTTGGTTCTCTCTTGTGAGCGCCAAGGCGGCGCAAGCAACTTCCACATGACTCATGAGATTATCAAGGCATTGCTGCTCTCCAGCAGTTATTTGCAGTGCCTCCCGCATCACCGCGACGATCTTGTCTTGTGCGGCGACTTTTGACTCAAGATCAGCGCACTTCACTGCAAGCTCTGCTGTACAATTGTCACCAATGTCATTCGGAGGCTGTATCTGGGTGATGATCTTGTCCTGCGCGGCGAGGGCGACAGCGGCATTACGAAGCATGGTACAAGGCTCGCATCCGCAGCCGGGGATCATCTGAGCGTCTAACAGTCGCGCGATTAGGTCCGCGTTTTCATTGTAACCTGATCTACTCATGTCAATCTCCATAAACTTAATGAGTGAGACTGTGTCCTTGACCGTACGAAACCAACCGAGACAGGCACGGAGGACACATTTCGGCACCGACCCTCACTCTAGCCAGTCGAGTTCTCCTGTCTCGTATTCATTACTCTATCTTACCTTCCTCGGAATCCGAGTCATCCTGTTGATCAATACCTGTTACAACAGCATCAACGACCAGCTTCGCAATCCTCTCTGAAGAGCCAAGAAGAAAAGCTTCCATCTGGATGGCGGTTTCAAAAACCATATCAAGATGGAGTTCGCGCATATTGCGGCCCTCCAATTTATACTGTTGATACAAAGTGCCGTCCTGAATTGTCGAGATATCGTGATACTTGATCGCCATGTTCAACGCGATGGCAGCGATCCCGTGAGCAACAGCAACTGGTGTGCCTTTAATTGCTTCAAGCCCTGAAGCAGGATTATCCGACTCGTCCATGTTTTTCCCTTTTATTTTGCCTCCGACCAATTAGGTTCGGGCAGGGCAAACGGGGGTTAGCTTCCACGGCGGCACCCAAGTAGCCCTCAGGATCATCACCGACATAACGTAATCTTCCCACATTCGGAGTGGTTGCGATACATCGGGGCGACAACAAAATAGTACAGAAACGGCTCCATCAACACCAAAGCAAACAGGGCGGCTAACAGTCGATCAATTCACCGCGCGAAACGTTTAAATGCCTGACCTCGCGCGCCGTTCATTGCCTGTTTGACGGCACCGCGCCATCTGATTATGGCCCAGGTATCATCATCCCAAGCATCCGAGTAACCTGATCTACTCATGTTATATTCTCCACAGGTCTATTTTGCTTCCGACCAATTATTCCCTATCCCGCCATCGGCTTTCAGTGGAACTAATAACGCTGCACAACTTTGCATGATATTGCATACCTCGGCCAGCGCTTCTTTAGCGATTTTGCCGGGCGGCAGGCTGCCGTCCAGCTCATCATGCACCGTAAGATGCGGCGCACCAAGTACATCGCATACACCCGATTCCCAAATCTGTACCATACCAATCTTCATGATATCAGCAGCAGATCCTTGGAGCAAGGCGTTCAGTGCCTTGTGCGTAAACGCCCGCTTGGCTCCTGGAAATTCTTCCGCAGCATACTTTCCATCTTTCCCCCACATATTGAAGCGTCGGTGACGACCGGCCAAGGTTATGATCTCACCAGTCATGTTCGCTTGCTTGGTCAGAGCATTCGCCAATGGCTTTATAAATGGCACATTATGATGATATTCGGCCAGTAGTTTTCGGCCTTCGGCAAGAGCTACATTCAAATGATTACAAAGCTTAGGTGCGCCCATACCGTAGACCATACCGTAATTCATGTTCTTGGCAAGGTTACGAGGAAGTCCGGTAAGACGCGCAACCACTTCATGGTAATCTGTAGAATCATCTTGCTTGTACTGCTCGACGACTTCCTGCGCGCCAGGAAGATTCATGAGCGCAGCGTAATGTACCGCCAAGCGGAATTCAATTTGACTCCAATCGAATGACCAAAACAGCTGTCCTTCGTCCGGCAGAAAAAGGCTGCGCATCGCCGGACCTAATTCCTCATCACGTATACTGACGTTCTGAAGATTCGGGTGACTGCTGCTGAATCGCCCGCTGACCGTACCGTTTTCATCACCGCGCAACTGGTGAAACTGACAATGAATGCGGCCGTTGGTATGACCATCGAGTACATAGCCCTTGACAAATGTACCTTTGAATTTATCCAGCCGTCTGGCTTCGACCAGCAGCTTTGCAGCCGGCAAGCTGCAGCTTTCCAGCCATTCGCGACGAAACGATGGCGCACGTGTTTTTTTGGTGCGTTCGTAAGACTCTCCCGCTTGATCGAATACTTTAGCAATGCTTTCCGCCGCCCAGATGTCTACTGCCAAACCGGCAGCTCGTTTTATTTCCTCGATTACAAGCGCTTGTCTTTGCTCTAGATCATCATAAAGCCTTTGGGCACGCTCAAGATCAACACGCACACCACGCTGCCTCATGGCGAGCAGCATAGGAATCAGCTTAGATTCCAAAATAAACAAATCCCACAGCGCCTGTTCTTTCAGTTTTGGCTTTTGCTTGGCGAAAATGCGCAGCGGCAGATCGACGTCGCTTTCAGCATATGGTCCTACTATTTGCGCCGGAGCGCGCCAGATGCTCGCCTTGATATCGATGTTTTTGCCAAACATGGCAATAAGCCATTGCGATAGAATATTTTCGTGCTTGCCTTCATGGAGATATTCATGCGCCAACGATTCGAGCGAATAGCTGAGACGATTCTCGTCCAGCAGCGGTTCGGCTATCTGAATATCATAGAACGGCCCCTTTACCGGAACCCCGGCGGCTGCAAGAAAATCAAGATCGTAAAGCAGATTGGCGCCGACTTTCGGCCCCGGACGACCGAGTTCTCGCCGCGCCCAGTCGAGTACTTGCTCGCGTGGCAAATTAGGACCGGTCTCGTGCCCTATAGGATAATATTTGCGAAAGCCTGCCTCGGTGCCTATGGCCAAGCCCACCAGACGTCCGTCGCGCTGAGCGCCGGGGCCTCTGGTTGAAAGATCGGGATCGTAGGTTTCTACGTCGAAAGCGATGAGTCCTTGACCTGATAAGTCAGGGAACTCGGTGGGCAGCTTCCAATCGGTTTCGGGTAACTGCAACGAGGCTTTGGGCACAGCAGTACAGCGATCTGCCGCAGGAGCGCCAGGCCATGCGTTATTGTCGGTGCCTAAAGTCATTATTTAAGTCCCCATTAAATAATGAATTAGGCCCGTAAGCACTTCCCATAAGAGAAAAAGGAAGAGGGCAGGAGGTGCTGCCAAGAGAAACACTGCTCCTAGAGAGCCCATTACCATTATGGATAGCATTGATATTTCTATAAGCCACGAAAATATCACGTCATCCCACCGCTCGTTGTTCATGCTCTCCTCCCTATGACTCCGGAAAAGAAATTAATAATGACTTCGCAGTCTGCCGCAGTTGGCCGTCTTGGCATCTTATTTTCGGACAGCAGCCACATAGCCTCTGTGCAGCCTCTGTGCTTGTACCAGCTTACCCATAAGGCGAGCGCATCACCTTTCGGCAGTTTAATATCGTCAATTTTAATTGTTGAGTAGTTTTGGTCATCACAGCAGTGGTGGTCTGCGGCAGGGTTGATCTCGTCTTGTCCGCATAAGTCCCGGATTGCATTTGCTGTCGCGCAATTCCAACCGCTGGGATTGAAAACGCCTTCGTTTGGAAACGAGCATGTTGGATCGGAACCGTGCCAAGTCTTTCCGCCACGAGCTTGGCATCGCTTACATATCTTGATCACGCTCTCCTCCCTACTACATAACCACTTACTATCGGCCCCTTGAACGGCGCACGTTCTGGCCAGCAATCAGGCGACCAGCTTTTTGCCGCTTGCAGAGCAGGCAAAAGAAAACGCGCTCCCCATATCGAACATTCGGCATTCTTGGGGATTCTGCATTCGATGTCCTCCTCTACAACAGCCTTGTTGAAGGCCGCTTCAATGCGGTCAGCATAAATAAGCACCGTATCGCTGGCAAGATCGGCTACGCGATTCAGCGCTTCGAGAAATTCGTCGGTAACAGGCTGAGTTGTTTTTTCCTTGGCAGCGAAACGCACCAATTCGGCAGCTTTCTCGGGAAACTGCCCTACAATAAGCTGCGTGCGCATCCAGGCGCCGTTATTCCAGCGGAACGCCATGAAATTTTCATCCCAGATCCAGCTCTCCAGCCCTTCTAAACGGCCGAGCAAAAAGTCTACGGCACGACTAGGCAATAAGGCTTGACATTCGCCCAATTCGGAACATGGCGCCCCAGCAATGACAATATTATTTGTTGCGAAAGCCCAGCCAGCTGCCAAGGCAATGGATCGCGCCCATGCCGCCAAATTATCATCTTCGGCAACAAACGGACGCAATGCTTTCAGCATTTCGCCAAGCCCTTGCGGCAACGGCTGCCAAGAGGCGCTTTCAACACCCGGATACGACCATTCGGTAAGAGGCAGCGTTTTGATGGTACCGGAGAAACGTCCGGCTTTCAATTTGATACTGTCTTCTCCGGATACAATTTGCGGGTCGCCGGGAAGACGTTTGAGAATTTTTTCAAACTCTTCGCCGGGCACAAAAAACTTGCCGCCCCATTTCCATGGAGCACAGGCAGTGATTTGTCCGTCAGTAGCGCTGATAACGTTATCGTTGACCTTGTAGTAGCTCATGCCGCCGAGATCGCTCTGGCCAATAGCGGCATTGAGCCAAGCAATAGTCATCTTCATTTCAGTCTCCAAGCCCGTAGAAGTGTTCGATGTCTCCAACCTCTTTCAGGCGGCTCAAAAGTATGTGCAACCGCACCAGCTCTTTTCGCAATGAGAGTCCTGGTCTTTTCAAGGAAAGGAGCTGCTCCAACAAATTGCACAATAACATGAAGCGCTGCTGCAAGTGTTTTGTCTGCTTTGCCTTCATTTTTCACCTTTTAGTATTACCTTTGCAAGATAGTCTCGATATTCGGAGCCGAACCATTCACCCACAAGTGCACACTTGTAGCTTGGTCTTCCTTTTTTTCCTGGATTAAGCCGAATTGTTGTGGTGCGAATATCAAGACCATAAAAATCACGAAGTTGTGCTAAGCTAGCACTAAGTACAGAACCTTTGCCCCACCAGGAAACATCGACAGGTACGCCTTTATTCATCTTGAAGCATTCCCATAGCACTCGAAGATATGTTCCTGCACGTGGTTCCTTCTGATAACGACGGCCTCTGTTAGAGCCTTTTGCAGAACTCGCGCTCTCCAATCGCATTTTATTTTCCTAATGTAAGAGAGTCCCACTTTTCCTTGGGAATGAGCACCGAACGCCCAGAATCGGTTACCGCATAGATCAGCACACGACAACCTGGCATACCTTCTAGCGCATGCTTGGCCGCTGTCTTGGCGACCAGGAAGGTCGCAGCTTGCATTCGATCCAACCCGCCTCGACCGTAATAACGGTGCAGGCGAAAGTAGGAAGCGGCAGCAATAACACGATCTTCCCACTCCTCAAGTGTATCTGCAAAATCATTTTCGGTCAGGGTCATCTCTGCTCTCCTTGTTCGACCTAATCTATAAAGAAAGAAAGGAAATGTCAAGACTCTTCAAGCTGTCCGCAGGCCTTTGTTGCTTTCTTGGGATCGCCTTTGATGAAGCAAAGGTAGTTTTGATGAGTCTTGCCCAACTTCCTTCCGGACTCGAATTGACGTGCAGCTCTGATCGGCAGCGATCCTACAGCGGTTATGAGTATTGCTTCGTTATAAAGGCGCAGCCCCGCCATCTCGAACGCAGCAATGGTGTGCCAGGGGAAGCCGTAATAGAATCCATCCTTATCGCGAACATCACCGACTACAAAGCAGGCGAATCGATCCTGTTTCAAGCGCGAGCACGTTGCTTTGATAATTTCAGCATAGGCATCGCAAAATTGTTCGTATTTCAATGTAGAAAGATCACGAGGATCATCTGAATAGCGCTCTAGGTCAGCATACGGAGGGCAAGACCAAATAAGATCTGCTTGTTCCGATACCAGCTCGGCAATATTACGCGAGTCGCCTTGCCGCCAATCAGGAAAAGGATCACCGTTAGTACAGATTACCTCAGCCTGTAAATAATTCGCTTCAAGCTGCCGTTTATTCAGATCGATGCCGATATAACGGCGGCCCATCTTGGCAGCAACAATGCCGCGCACTGAGCCGCCTGCAAAAGGATCAAGTATCAATCCATTTTTTGGGCAGAACCAACGGTAGGTAAGCTCGCACAGCACCGGGTCGAATATGGAGGTACCTGATTGCTCGCTGGCAAGTCCGCCAGAGATATCTCCCTCAACGATCTTTTGTTGAACCCAATCCTGAGTATTAAAAGATCGTGTTGACTTTGTTGAGCGGTATGGATCAGTAGTAGACCATGTAAGCCCATCTTTCAGCGAAGCACTTTGCTTGTGCTTCTTCATAACATGTTCCCCCCCCGCATAATATCCTGACCGAAAGTACGCGCATCTGGTTTCTTTGTCATGATGATACGTTCCAAAAAAGTATCTTACCTTTGGCCTCTTTAGCACATACCTCCCACGCTTTGCGATCATAATTAGCACACGATGGAAATGGACACTCTGCTCTGGTCTCCTGTTCGAAACGATAGCGGCTTTTAATCATTCGAATATTCGAATCGAACGATTGCGCCTCGTGCCGTGACGCCAAGCCTATGGCTACCGCACATATTTCGGATTCAGGAAAAGCGTTGCCGAGGCAGCGTGCCAGCATGCCGGAGCCGGCACAGCACCAAACCTGATCCACCTTGTCTATTTTCTTGCGTACCTTTTCCATGAATTCCACAAATGGTTCCTCGGCGGCCGGTACATCGAAACCCAACGGCAAGAACAAAGCCCCAGCTTCCTTGGCATAAGTGCGAGCACGCGATTGATTCACAGTCATGTATCCGGGTGTTACCTCAATAATATTCGCTCCGTTCTTCTTGGCAGCAAGCTGCTTGCGATGCCAAAGCTTGCGCTTTGCATAAAACAACGTGATCTTTTGACCGCTTTGCCGGCCGAGAACCGAGAGCGCCAATGGCGCACCGCCGCAGAACGGTCCTGCAAATACAATTTCATCGGCACCTTTGATAAGATACGGCAAGAAACGCGTTTTGCTGCCTCCTTCGAGCAGGTCATCGCGTAAAACAGTAATATTATTGGTTACTTTTTGTAAATACATCGCCAATAGTTTTTCGTAACCGTTCGTTCGAGACAAGATCTATTACCAAGTGTATCCTATCCAGCAAAAGGTCGGTATTCTTGACCGCATGCGGCTTACGTTGATCCAGATAGCATAAGCTTCCCTCGGGAAGCTTTTTCTCGATTTTACGGCCTCGTGTGTCCCAACCGTAGAAAGATACTGCGTTGCTGGTTCGAATTGGAACATGCAAACGAGCAATGCAGCCGTTTGCCACACCTGCTTCATGATCGGTAATGTCGGCATGTCGCGAGAGTTCACCATCTTTGGCGCGCAGCCGCATGAAACGCACCCGGTCTAGCTCGCTTCCTTTTCCAAGGCGCTCCACTGCTTCCATGGTCACGGGAAAATATTCTGTCGCAGCAGTCCAGCGCGTAGACTGCTGCAACACGGCAGCATTCTCTTCTTTCCAGCTTTTCGACATTTCGCTGGGCTTTATGATAAAAGAAGGATCGTCTGAATACCCACGCAACGCAAAGGAGGTCCAGCTTTTTCGTTTATTGTATGTACTGTAATGCTGTGTCCAGTACTTATCGAAGCGCTGGCACTCGTTGCAAATTGCTGCAAGCTTCTCTTTTTTCAGAAACTGTAATTCAAGAATTTCCAATGCAGCGCTCTCAGCCGCGCTTAAAGGCGGCAGCGGAGACTTACTGCCGTATAAATAAATCCCCTTGACTTCACCTCCTGCTGAAATTTTGGTAGTAACATAGGTAAAGTCTACCATTGCTTGGCGAGCAAACGGATCCTCTTCGAAAATTTCCGCCCAGATCGGCGACCCCTTTGCTCGTTCTAGGCAAAGCACCATTATGTCGTTCACCGCTTCAGCAGAATTGCCGGCTAACGCTTTGATCTGTAACGATTCCGCAGCAACAATATATTCCCGCTTTGCAAAATCTTCGCGCTTGCTCGGCCGCTTGGAGCAGCTAACAATTGCCAAAGCTTGCGGCGGATCGCCTATTTGCAGCAAATTATCATCAACCAAGGCCTGAGCAATATCGCGTTCCTTGACGAGACCAAATGCTCCAAAGACCAACGGCTTATGTGCATCTTTGAAAATGCCGGCATAAGTTTTTAGTTGTTCGAGCGGATAGCCATGGGTCCAATCATTCATTGATGTACCTTTGCTACGGTCCCTGGAATGGGGCGTCCACGACTATCCGCACGGCAAATTTTGCCGGTAACCGGATCAATAGCGCATTGTTTCGAGCCTCCAGGCGCGGCATCGCCGCCTCGGCCCAATTCGCTCTTAATGCCGAGTTCCAGCCACGCTCGCTTGCGGTCCTGCCACCACCCTTCCCGTGCATTCAGCACAGTAAAGGGCGGCAGCAGGAATTTCTCACCAAGAGCGCCCGCCTTTTTGCCTTCGCTCAATTCCTCGAACAGGCCAACATGCGGGCTGCACTCGGCCATCTGT